GTTCCCTATCACTCATCAATATGTTTGCTATTTCAGCATAAGTCATCATTCCGCCTTTCGGCATCATCACACTACCACCCAACTGAGTCGCGTGTCTCACCCAAATAAAATTTATGTACGACCAAATTGCTTCCCTGGTTTTTAGATTAGGCCAGGATTCTATCCGTAGCGCATACGCGCGAAGCAAGCTCCAACGAACATCTTGATTACTGTTAGCATGTAACAGACTATCCATAGTTTTCTCATATTCGGGAACCGGTAAGTACAGACCCAATCTCTCATCATACCTTGTAGATTGAGAGAGGAAGTTAAGTTTTTCAACTGGTAATGGATCCCATGAGGGGGATTTTGTAGTGACACCAATATCAGTCCAAATTTCAGCGACGTTTCGGGCATTAAACCATCCGATACATTCTTGAGAAACTGAAAAGGTATTGTCGTCACCATTTAAAACCATTTCCACATTAGCATGGAAGTTGAAATGACTAAGGGCTCGTTTTTTAATGAGGTTTATCTCTTCCTCAACTGACACTTCATCTAAATTAGGATCATTCAATATCTCATTATCGACAAGTTGTTTTTGCAAAGCAAGCTTGCGAGTGAGATCTCCAGAATGTTGCTTCTTCCAAAGCAATATCCAAGCGTAACACAACAAACGATATAATATCATCGTGTTGTCCACAATCGTGTTTCCTTGACCGCTCGGATTCCCAGTGTCTTTCACAATTACATCCCCCAAAGGGGTGACCATTATACTGTGAATAATATCATAGTAGAGATTGTGCAAGCGCATCATATTCTCTGGTGTTTGATGATCTTGGCGCAGCATTCGAAAACGCAAATCGCACTGACCCCAGAGCGCCTCACGAAATATAGACGCATCAAAGTCGGACTCATCCAGTTCAAACCCAAACTGGTGTTTCAGCAACCGACAAATCATGCGATTCCATCCTCCATAGTACTTTGTAGCTCCGACAAACGATGCTGACCGGCCCGCAGACTGGTAAAACTTTCGATTCATGTCGTGACAAAGCCTTGAATTGGCATGGGAATGCGTCGCGCTCGAAGCGCAAAACGCTCTACATTTCCAATAATAAGATTGAGTTACCGGATCATATATCAATTTTTCCTTTGATCGTAATTCATATTTATCCGCTAGGTTCCAAAAAGTAGGGATTGGATCTTCCGTTGCCAGTCGATCCCAATACTCCTCTTGATTGGAAATGAATTCTTCTGATGCGAAATACGGACCTTTCTTGGGGTACGTAAGATTGATAGGATAACCCGGACTCGTGGTCTTTATAGCTTCGGCTGTTGCAATATCATGATCAACAACTACTGAATTGCTCATATAGGGCA